TGCTGCTGCTGCTGCTGCTGTTGGTGATGGTGGTCCTGCTGCTGCTGCTGCTGCTGCTGTTGGTGATGGTGGTCCTGCTGGTGCTGGTGGTCCTCCTGCTGGTGCTGCTGCTACAGCATTTCCTAGTGGTACTTGTGGTCCTCCTGTTACTCCTGACATTTATGATTTATACTATACTGAAAATCTGCCCAGTCAGCGCTCCTGGTTCCTTGACTGTATACACAATATCTCCCTCTGTTTGTATGTCTTTGAAATCCGGGTTTGCATCATCATAAAATATCTTCAAAATCCAAGGCCCAACTGTTCCATTTAGGTCCCATTGAATGTTGATATTACTGCCAACCGCTACTTCTCCAAGTGGAGTACGACCTGTTATTATCGGAAAGGGCTGAGGAGGAAGAGGTGGAGGAGGAACATACGGTGCCGGAAGAGCAGCTATCTGTGCTTGTAAGGCAGCAAGCTGTGCTCCTAAACCTCTTCTAGCTGCTTCATCAGCTCTGGCCACAGCAATAGCCTGATGTTCAAGTAGTGTTCTACGCAGCTTTTCCATATTCTCACGGCCAGCCGCCAATATTGCATCAATCTCTGCTTTATTACCTCTTTTAGATGCTTCTCTTAATTCAGCAAATGCGTCATCTGATGCTTGTCTGGCAGCAGCCAACTCCCGGGCTTGTGCTGCAGCCGCCGCTTCCGCCGCTGCCAGTGCCGCCGCTAAAGCTCCTTCTGCTTGTGCCTTGGCTGCTGTTTCTGCCCTGAGCCGTTCATTTAATTTGGCAGTTTCAGCCATGGCAGCGGCCAGACTAGCATTCAGAGCTCCCAGAGCCTGATGATTCTCGGCACGCAAAGCACCAATTTCAGCCAATACTTGCCATCTTCCCTGTAGATTTGCTGCTTCTAGTTCTCTCTGTAATGCGTTCATCTTTCGGACAAAGTCTGCTCTACTTTCAACTATATTTTCTTTTGCGTCACTGACTAATCCAGCCACATCATCAACACCCTTACGGATGGTTTGCAATCCACCATCGATATGAGCAACACCGGCCCGGAGGTCTCTGCGAATCTCATCACCTTTCTGTACAATTAGCGCATTAGTAGATGCAAATTGCGCCTCCAAATCTGCTGCCTTTCTTTTTAAACCTTCTAGCTCTTCACGTTGCCGGACAATCTCTGCACTCAGCAATATGCGCGCCTGGGTCAAGTCAACATGCTCCCCGGTAACAGCTGCAAGCTGTCCTGATAGCCCTGCAAGCTCACCCTGTGCTCGTGCTGCTGCTGCTGCTGCTGCTCCTCGTGCTTCTGCTTCTGCTGCTGCTCGTGCCCTTTCGTGTCCTGCTGCTTCTGCTTCTGCTTCTGCTCGTGCTTCTGCTTCTGCTCGTGCTGCTTCTGCTGCTCGTGCTGCTGCTTCTGCTGCTGTTGCTCTTGCTTCTGCTGCTGCTCGTGCTTCTGCTGCTGCTGCTGCTGCTTCTGCTGCTGCTCGTACCCTTTCGTCTGCTGCTTTTGCTCGTGCTGCTGCTCGTGCTGCTTCTTCTGCTAATTCTGCTGCTCGATACCCTGCTGCTGCTGCTGCTGCTGCTCGTGCTGCTGCTCGTGCTGCTTCTGCTGCTGCTGCTGCTCGTGCTGCTGCTTCTGCTTCTGCTCGTGCCCTTTCGTCTGCTGCTGCTCGTGCTTCTGCTTCTGCTCGTGCTGCTTCTGCTGCTGTTGCTCTTGCTTCTGCTGCTGCTCGTGCTGCTGCTTGTAGTTCCGCATTTGTTCCTCTTTCAGCCACAAGATCACCCGATAGCCCTGCACTCCTACCCCTTTCACTTGCAAGCTGACCTTCTAGTTTTATTTTTTGTTCGTCCAGTGTGTCATACCGGGTGTTCAGGGTTCCTAACTTTCTAGTCTTTTCTCCAAGCATATCTCTGATGAGGTCAAGTGCTCTGTTAGTTTTAACCAGGTCAGACTCTAACCCGGCTTTTAATCCATCTAATCTGCGAAGAGCTTCCTGTGATGTCTCTAAATCTCCTCGTAGTTTGGCAGTTTCAGCATCATGATCAGCAAGAGCAGCCTCTAATTCTGCTTTAACCTTCTTTAAGTTTTCTTCACATGTTTTAGCCTGGTCGGTCATACCAATCAACTTTCGGTCACAATCTGTTATAGTTGCTGGAGCTCCCAATGCAGAAGGAGGAGCCCCAGTTGGTTGGTCACCCCTTCGCAGAGGAGTAGCATTGTCTGCAAGAGCTGCAACCGGAGTTGGTTGAAGAGGAGCTTTGCCTGGCGTCCTTGTAAGCCGAGCAGGTCCTGGAGGGATATAAATAAGTTCTTCATCTTCAGCAAGATAACTTCCGCCTTTATCACAGACAATTTTAACATAATTTGTAGTTGCTCCTTGGTCAAGTTCAACAGTTGCATAGAATGGGTCATTACAAGTTGTTTGTTGTACTTCAGCTCTGATTGCCAGTGGAAATCTTTCAATATTCCTAGGATTTTTGATTAAAACTCGGTCACCTTTCTTAAACAGTCTTTTTTTAACTGGTTGGCGAATAACTTTGAATTGCTGACTTAGTTCTTGTACTGGAACTGACACAGTTTGGCTACCATATGCAACTTCTATTGATCGAGTATCTGCATTATAGTCTCCAACAACTGTAAGAATTACAGACTCACCAGTAGATGGGTCAGTTAAAATTTCAGTTGGACGCAAACTATCTCCTTTCTTAAAAACTTTCGAAAGGTCTCCAGTTGGAGGAGCTACAGCTGGTGTTTTCTTATACGATCTTTCAGGTTTTAAACCAGGTGCCTGAACAGGGTTCACACTCTCACTTTCTATTCTGAGACTAGACGGAAGATTTAGAACTGGCTCTACTGCTCCTGTGTAGTTGTTTAATGCCTGAAGAGTCTGGAATATGGTTGTTAGATTTGGGTCGGCAATTCTTTTGTCCGGATGACATGCCTTATAAATTTCAGGAATAGGGAGACCCATCAGTGTCTTAGCAGCAACATCAAACTGAATCTCAGCAAAGAATGCCTGTAGTTCAGGACCCGGCTCGTTGAGAAGTGTAGAGACGCTCTTTCCATTGTACTGCCCAGTCTTTAAGATTTCATATAATCTTGGATAGAGCAGTTTACATGATGTTTTTCTACTTAACTGCGTATCCTTCGCATTAAGTCCAAAGATTGGAGTTTGTTGAGTAAATGGTGCAGCAGTCGGAGCTTGTGTATCTGGCCTTTTCTCTAATGCAATTTCTCCAGGAGGAGGGAGTGGGACTTTTGGTAGAGTTGGGTATGTATCAAAAGGGCGATCCTCCTTAGGAGGTGGACGTTCTAGCGGAGGTACTGCAGGAAATTCACCCAGAGGCTGGGGCTTTTTAGGTAATAAAGGACCCGGACCCGATTCAGCAGCATTTGGAGAAAAACGAGGAACACGTGATGGTCTAGTTTCAGGTAATTGAGGCTGAGGAGGAGCTGCAGCTGAATCAGTAAGTAAAGGAGGAGCTGCAGCAACAGGAGCTGATGTTATTCCTGTTGGCTGTGCTCGAGGATAAGGTCGTCTAGCAGCAGGAGCAGCAGCTAGTGCTACTAACTGTGGATTACCCAAACCTGGTGCTGGACCAGGTGGTGAAACTTCCTCAAGTTCTTTTGGTTCAGCTCGCTGTTCTCCGCCGGGAGCTGGACTTCCGGGAGACGACGGAGGTAATGGTGGAGCTAATACAGCAGCAGGAGCCTCATCCGGTTTGGGAAGAACCTTACGTCCAGGAAGAGAAGGCTTTGCTTCTGGGGCTACCAATGGAGGAGCAAGCGGAACATACAACTCTTTTGCAGATAAGAATGCAGTATGTGTATCAAAAATACTATGTAGCTCTGCTGTTAACTTAGAAGGCATATCGCGAGGAACTAGGGCCCAAATATCTGCAATTGCTTGTTCTCTGAATGGACTTGGAACATCAACAAGTCCTCTCACTTTGTCAAACCATGTACTCAAAACACCTTCACTAAAACTTGAAATACTTCTGAGTAATTTTGCTTCGGCATCACCTTTACGCCTCTCTTTATCATCTTTCTCTGATTCCCTGACAGCTGTGGTAAACTGTGCGTTAATTGGGCCACCTAGAGTAGGAGCCTTAAAAAATGCATAATCTTTTGAAATCCGGTGTAACTTCTGCAAAGATGGAAACCAATCTACATTTGCTCTTCTGGCTGGTGGGTTGGCTATAACAACTGGTAGTATTTCAGCTAATTCTGACTGAAACCTCTGAGCAAGTGATAGCAAGAATGGTTGCCCAAGTGTACCACTTCGTCTTATTTTTGCGGTATTAATTTCGGTTAATGTAGCTTGAAGTTTTTGAGCTAATGCAGGAGGAATTGGATACTCTTTTAACATTCGTACAAATTGTCGTATGTCCGGCTCTCTTGGGACAATCCCATCTAAAAAATCACTTAGTGGCTTATATTGGTATTTCTGGTCCTGATTTCCTTCTATCAAATTAGCAGGAATTGGGAGTAAGAACTTTCTAATGAGTGCAACATCTTCTTCGTGGCCTCCGCCCTTCATACGTCGTCTCGAAGTACGATTCCGGGTATGACGGTTTTTCCGGGTTTTCATCCTATTATCTATTTGGTAATCAGAATTTTCGTCTTGTGTAGCGTACTGGCTTTGAACGTCTCCAAGCAGTGGTTGTACGCCTTCTTCCGCCTTTTGCATGAGGGGGCAGTCCAGGAGGTGGTGGTGGTGGTGGCGGTATAACAGTAGTTGGGTCTAGTGGTGGTGGTAAAGGAAGCCCACGTTCGGCAACTTGTCCTGGCAGCGGAAGCCACGGTGGCGGCGGCGGTGGAGGGTTACCAGGGTCACCAGCTGGAATTGGTGGAGGTCTGGGTATACCTGGTAAAGGAAGCCCACGTTCGTCAACTGGTACTTGCCGTGGCGGCTCTACACGTCTTACTGGCTCTGTTTCAATCTTTTTAGCATCTGTAATTCCATTAGCAAAGATATCAATAATCTTTTCATGAAATTCAGTCTTTGTGGCAGTTTTATCACCATGATATTCTGCTTTAAACGAGCCGGCTCCAACAATATTATAGTTCAAAATCGTATTAACAAATGAAAAAAAGTCCGTCTCCAGTGGCGTATTTCCTCTTTTTACAATCATCATTAGTGTCTGTACTGATTTAAGGAAATGGTCTTGAACACTTTCCGGCTTACGTCCCACTTTATAAACTGGAGATAGGTCATCAATAAAAATAAACTTCTCATCTCTCAATATAAAGTTTTGCGTATTCATGTCAAGCTGTGTGATGCTGTTATTACCTAAGGTTACAAATGACTTTAATAAGTCTAGCAGATGTTCTTCAGTGAGGCTTTTTGATTTGAGTATATCAGCAAGAGATTGACCAGAGACAAACTCAACAACTGCAAAACCACCAACTCCGGGAACAAACCCATACGAATAAAGCTGGTGAGCAATATTCAGTTCAGCGGCTTGTTCTTGTCTCTTTAGAGATGGTTCTATTTCTTTTATAAAATCTTCTTTTGTAGCATGAGGGTGTTGTGTGAATGCAATGGTACCATCAAAATTTTTATAATCTGGTTCATCTCCACTCTTTCTATAGTATAGTAAAACAACCTTTGTTCCCTTCTTTAGTCCCTTAAAGTCTTTTTCTACAATAGCGCAGAATGCATCCTTAAATCCGCCCCGACCAATATTATTGCTTTGTGTTCTATCTACGTCATTACAAAGTTTTAGTAAGAGGTTTCCTAATTTGATTACACACTCCTCTTGCCGGATACCTTCTTTCACATTGTCATAGAATGAGCGCTTTCCTCTGTTTGCGATACAAGATATATCGCTTGAGTAAAACGGCCGTACAAATAACTTATAGGTACCTCTCGCAATCGCATCAGGAGCAGCAGCTAACTTTCTGCCAACAAACGCAGCAGTACTCTCAACTGGAGCAGGTTCATCTGGAACCGGAAATACGATACCGTCGACTGCTCCTCCAAAGATTCCACGATTTATCATTCCAACTAAAGCAGGATTTGCACCTCTGGGAGCAGCTGGGATTGCAGGAGCATCTGCCTGCATGAGAATTGGGTAGTACCGCCCATTGATTGACTTGAAAACGTTATATACTGGGGCACCAACTCGAGAAGCAGCTGAAATGTCTACTGTTCCCCGTGTTTCTCCTTCCTTAAACAGGATAAAGTTCACATGGTAATCAGTAGAAAGCTTGAGCCAATCACTATCCGTCGGGAATGACTTTCTGTCACGAGACTCAAATGATGGCATCTGCATGAGGTGGTCAATGAATAACTTTGCGTAAAGCTCTCTAGAATTCCAAGTCTTGCCATTGTACTCAGTCGTATCGCCATACTGAATTGACCGGAACTTAGAACTTCTGAAGGTAAGAAATGTCTGTATAAAGTTCAGGTCTTCCTTGCCCTTTGTATCAACAACTTTCATGATTGTCCAGTTTCCAACACCATTTGGAAATCCACGAATTCCAAGTGTACTGATTCCTTGTGCCTGGTCTCGTCTGCTTAGGTCAATTGACTTCTTCTTCTCCATCTTTTCAATCGCCTTTAGCAGAGGGTCAGTTGGTGCAGCTGATACCGGTTCAATGGTTTCAAGCTGGGTGAGTATAGCAAGAATACGGTCTGATTCTGCTTGTCCATGGCCAACGTTTCCATCTAGTTCACATGCATCTTTGAAATCAGATATCGGTAGGATTCTCTTAACATATCGTATTGGTTGAGTTCCTGGACGAGCTACAGGAGATGCCTCCAAATACACTCCGGGTACAAACTTTAATTCTCCGTCAGAAATACGGTGTAAGTCTGCTGCAAAATCTTTATGAGACATTTGTGCGCCTCCAATATTACGGAATAATGGCCGAAAAATATCTAATAGTGAACTATTTTGTAGTATATCGGCATTTGGAATGGTTGTAAGCGCTGTCCATAAATCGTCAGCTCTTCCAGTTTGATACTGAACCATCGTTCCATCCGGGTCATTATAGGCTAAGCGGTCAACCTTATCAACATATTCTTTGAATGCAGCCTTCTGTATCAATACAAGTGAACTAGCCTGGTCTGCGCCTGGTGTCTTAGAATATGCCTGAGCCTCGAGAAAGTTTCCAACCCGAATGAAGCCAATCTCATCCAAGAACTTCTGCTTGTCGGAAGGAGTCTCAAGCACTTCTTTTAGGATATCTTTATTATCATACATTCCAGTTTGGAAGTATTTCCAGATTTCTGGCTTAAAAAGAAGTTGACATGTTCCGGGTGGAGGAACACCTGCTTGTATGGGAAATAGTATCTGAACCTGTCGTTGTAATTGAAGTAAGTTCTTAGAAGCAAGCTCACCCGGCTTTACAGAGTCTTTTGCCTTCTTAATTGCTTTGAACATCTTCTTGATGGTATAAATTTGCTTGTCAACGAATGAGTTTGTCTCTTTGCGAAGAGCAGCATAAATTCTGGCATTTGCTCTCTCTTGGTTTGTGGCACCAGCAAGTACGTTCTCAGGAAGTAGACGTTCTGCATTTGCTGCGCGCTGTAAAAGGCTTGTTACAAACTCTCTCAATACCAACTGTGTAATTTCAAATTTCATTCCAACCTGTACACGTTCTGATGCAATAGTGACCAATCCGGACTGGTTGGTACCAAGAATCTTACTAAAGTATTCAGAATACTTCTGTAAATTTCTGATTAAACTTTGTGGGTCTTGATTTGCAATTTCGTAGTATGTATCTGCTACAATCCGAAGTTTTTCCTTTTTTGCATATTCTTTTAGGACTCTCACAGCATCCGGATATCCACCACGTCTACTTCCATCTGTATGGGCATATTCCGGCTTAATACTTCCATCTCTGTTAACGGCGTTTCTAGTAATCTCTTCAACTTCTCCTACGAATGCACTAAACTCATTTGCAGCAGTTGTTACTTTTGTCCCGGGTGTGGTAGTCAATGCCATTCTAGCCAAGTCCATTTCACCTTTGGCATTCTCATACAGCGTCTTGAGAGCTCTGAGCTGGTCGGAATATGTTGCTTGAATAGTCTTGTCCCCAGCAAGTGGAAGCCAAGTCTCAGAGATAAAGATTCGAAAGTTAGATTCTGCTTCATTGAATCTCTTTGCTGCTAGTGCGTAACGTTTTGACCTGGCATCCCAATCTGCTGCCTTTTGTACAGGCTTGTTTACTCCAGACTGTTTTTGAAGCAAGCCCAATAGTGTTTTAAGTTTAGCATTTAACTCCTTAACCAACTTCTCTTGTTCGTCCTTCTTTGCTCGGAGCTCTGTTAGTTGGGTCTGGTATTTATTCTTGTCGCGTTCTGCATCAGCACGGTCATCATCGGCAGCAATCTTTTCACCAAGAGCATCTGAATACTTTTTAGTCCATCCATCAAGAACTGTATCATCTACTGGTTTAGCTTGCATCATTTCTTGCTTCTCCCTCTCTAGTCTCTTCTTTTCATCACCGGATGCTTTGTCAATTTCTGCTTGTTTAGCTTTAACTTCCGGGTCATTCCTACCTTTTTGCTGACCTTGGCTGCTGAGCTTCTTGTTGTAGATATTGGCAATGGTTTCAGCGTTTTTAGAAAGAGCATACTTCTCAATATATTTCTTACGTTCATTCACGTATAGAGCATTGACCTTTGTAATCTTGTCATCTGCTTGGTAGACCGCAAACCGGGCAGCATCCAGCTGTTGTGTTACTACTATAATTTGGTCACGTAATCCGGATGGATTGAGAGTTCCTGTTACAGAAGCGATTGCTGTTGCTATTCCCGGAGGCAGTTCACCGGTTGGAACATTACTGGAAATTACTCCCCACTTTGGGCGACCAATTGCACCACCTGCCATTTCAGCACCCTCTTCTACAGGGAGAACTGCTCCTTCGGGTTCTGCAATAGGAGCTGGAGCTGGAGCAGGCTCTTGGGCTACTACTGGGGGCGGTTCAGGAACTTCTGGTGGGGCTTTCTCTATTGCTTTGGCTCCGTACAGGCTTCCAATTAAGGCAACACTGCCGGCTGTAATGGCAAGTGCCGTTGTTAATGTTGCCATGTTAACTTGTTGTATATAACAAGAGATGTTTCATTTAGTAGAAGATACTTACTCACGCGTTGAAGGAAACTTAATCAAGTCTGGACAGATTAGAGACTCTTGGTATTCTTTTATTTTTAACATTGTAGTTCTAGTTAGTGTGGTTGGCGGCTTTGTCTATTTTTTGTACTACAATCGCGGGTTGGAGAAGGAAAAAGAAAATATAGAATTTAAACCCCAGCCATGGTTAAATGCAGTCCGCAATGTCCCTGGAACCGACTATGGCCAAATTCCTCAAACTGAAATTAGAGGTGGTATATCGGGGATTGTCAATCGAGGAAGCGCGGCAACGTTTTGATGAATTGAAGCAAGAACCAACTCCTGTAGTTAAACAAACACGTAAACTTAAGAAATGAGGACAGCTACTGCCTACATTTCTAAATTAAAAGCAGAAGCTCTCGGTAGAACATATAAAGTTCAGGATACCAATCATAGGTTATTTACAACAACATTGTATCGAGGAGCAGCAGGATGTGGTCCGGTAAACTATGACCAGATTGATTATGTAGAGCCTTGTAGTTGTGACTATATTGGCCCAGCTAAGAAGTATGTTCCTTCGATAGTACCTGACATTCCTGTTCGTGCATTAATATACGATGGTGGAACTGCCAGAAACTCTGGAGCCCGAATCATAGATGGAGGACTTGTAAATGAGTACGGTCCAGTATTAGATGGAGGATTCCCTTAAGCATAATATAATGGACGTAATTCCTTGCTTATTTGCAGGCGTATTGACCGGGTTCTTTATTGTATCAATTTTTAAGCCTCCTAAGAGAATGATACATGCTGTTCCGACACCAGGCGATTCTGAAACATTCTATACCAAGACAGGTTGTGTCAGGATTAAAGCAGAGCCGGTTGCCTGTTCAGGGTCAGCCGTTTCTCTCAATGTACTTGTAAATGATAGATAAGCTCTTAAGACGAAAGGAAACAATGGGATTTTTTGCATTTATTATTGGGTTTGGCATAGTAGTCATGTTGCTTCATCGCCCTATTTCAAGTCAGAAAGTTCTTGCTCTGTCACCGGTTGAGTTCGAAAATAGAGAGATTAAGGCAGATGGAAAATGTTATAAATATCGCGTGGAGGATGCTTCGTGTGAAATCACTTCCTCTAAATAAACATGGAAAGTGGACTTGGAGCAACAGACCTCTCTGAACTTTTGGGTGGACAGCCTGTACAATCACCTGCGTTTCAACCAATGGTTACAGGTGGAGGCGACCCCTTTAGTACTCCACTGAATACCTCGCCCCCGAAGTCAAACCCAGTAGATTATTCTCGTCAGTTTTCAGTTCTTCGTGGGTCTGTCCGGGGATTTCTAGGTTACCTTGCGTTTTTTCTTGCCGCCGGAATCATGTCTCTTGCATTTTCTCGTGAGTTGGCCTTGCGGTATGTTCCCCACGCATATAAGGACGGCGGTATAGTTTCTTATACTGGAGCTGCTGTTCTTGGAGGAGCATCAGTTGTACTCGCATATGTCATTAACACATTATTCAATACATTAGTATAATGGACCCATCAATAAGACGTTCACTTCGCTATAGTTCCAGAGGTTATACCGTCGACCCCCCAGCTCTGTTTCATCCATATATCTTGGTTGGAGCTGGTGAGATGCTTACTCCGGCATTTGTTAAAAAGTATGAAATTACACATGTAATCAATTGTGCAGAAGAATCGGATTCTCCGTCATGGTTTAAGGAGCAATTCCCGGACAAGTACTTCTGTATCAATGCAGTAGATTCCTTACATGCTAATATTATGAAATGGTATCCTGAGTTCAAAGCAACGCTAAAATACTGCTTACAACAGACTGACTCTCGTAAAGTTTTTGTTCATTGTCAGTGTGGCATTAATCGAAGCGCCTTCCTTGCTTTGATGTACGTATGTGATGTATTTAAGTTTCCGTTTGCATCAACTGAACTATCTGTATTGAGGCAGCGGCCATGTATGATGACAAACACTTCTTTTCGTCAGCAGGTTTTCAATGCTCTAAGTAAAGATGTCTAATCCAATTTGGGACAAAGTTGCTGTTGCCCCCGGTCAAGCTACCAAGTCTGTTATGGGACCAAGTTACAGTTACATGGAACACATTAAACCTCCATCTGAATTAGGTGTTGGTTCTAGAGGAACGATTGGCCAGATTTCCACAAACACTGGTGCTATTGGAAGTTACATCAAGTACATGATTTCTGGTCCTGCTTTGGGTAACCGTTATTTTGTAAATACTGGCGGGTCTTGCCAGGCATCTGATAAGTCTGTTCAACCTCGATATAATTACATCAACAATGTGGCCAGTGGAGCAGATGTTCTTCCTCAGTCAATGAAAAGTTCTTTAGGTGGAATTGCATCTAATTTTGATGGTCTAATTCCGGGAATGATGGAAGATGCAGAAGGTGGCCTGAATCCTGTTCATTTGTTTAGCTCATTGTCTGCTGACTCAACTCCTGCATGTGAATGCTATACATGTGATACAAGCGGTGGTCCCCAATCTAGATTTCTGAATAAAGACCTGACAGCAGACTTTAACCCGGACCTCTGTAAGCAAACAGATATTTCCAAGTGTATCCAAACCAAAGAAGAGTTTACTGATATGTCAAATGGCGTTTATCCTATTTTAGTAGCAATTGGTTTTTTAGCTATTTTCATAGCAGTCACGGGAAAGAAATAAATGAGCGATAGCATGTTTAGAATAAAGAAAGGTCGGGATGCTAAGCAAGAAACGCTTGGTGGAACATTGGATTCTGTTCATCAATCAGTTGTGACTTCTTTGCGGGATTCTCACGCAAACCAAGATTCTCTAGCTGACCAAATCAAGCAGCTAGAGATTGAAATAAATGAATTAGAGTCTGGTACAAATCAACAAGAAATCTTTAAGCTTGCTCAGAAGCACGATAAGCTGAGAACTCTACAATCAGACCTAAAGGACCAAAATCAATTAGATGCTTACTTTCTGAAGAATGCGGATTTGATGCTTCAATATTATGGTCAATCAGAGTCCAGTTCCGCTGTTACAGTAAAGCATGTGGACAATAATACATTTATGAAGTATTTAGCTCCTACTGCACCTATAGAGACCGGGCCATCTCGTAAGCAGATGTTTGATGAGTACGTTTCCAGAATGAAGTTGGGTACTGGAACTGAATCAAGTGATGTAAATACGGACACAGAACATTGTAATCGGTGTAATGTTGCCCGAGAAGAAGTTGCTGCTGAAAATATTCTTGCATGCCCGTTATGTGGTTCGGAGGAGTATATGATGGTTGTTTCTGATTTTCCTTCTTTTCGTGACCCCCCTAAGGAAAGGAATAATTATGCTTATAAGAAGATTAATCATCTGAATGAAATTCTAAACCAATTCCAAGCAAAAGAAAGTACGATTATCCCAGATGAAGTGATGAATGAAGTTGTATGCGAAATCAAGAAACGACGCATACAAAATATTGCCGAGCTCTGCGAAAAAGATATACGAGAGATTTTAAAGAAGCTAAATAGAAGCAAGTATTATGAGCACGCAGCCCACATCGTCTCTCGACTCAATGGCAACCCGCCTCCGACTATCACGCCAGAAATCGAAGAAAAAATTAGAGCCATGTTTCAAGACATCCAAGCTCCTTTCCTCCTCTACTGTCCCAACGACCGGACGAATTTTTTGTCCTACTCGTACATCCTGTATAAGTTTTTCGAACTTCTGGAATTGGATGAGTACAAAGTTTACTTCCCTCTTCTCAAATCCCGAGACCGACTAATCTCCCATGACCAAATCTGGAAAAAAATCTGCGACTATCTCCGTTGGGAGTATATTGTCAGTGTTTAGGATTGACACGGCTAAGTAGCGCATCGTAGGACAACTTACCTTTATAGAAATCCATAACAAGACTCCTGGTAAGCTCTTCTTTATCAAATTTAAGACTTTCAGGTTCTTTCGGTTTACGAATAAATACCGAAGATTCCAAACACTTTTCAAGCAGTTTGACTCTTTTTTCCAACTGCTTGATGTAACTGTTTTTGTCTTCTAGGTCTGCTTCAAGTCTCTTAATGTAATCATCTTTCTCCTTTGTTGCTGCTTCAAGCTCAGCAAAGAGCTCATCGCACTCGTCCATCTTTTACCGGAAAATAAAAATATGCGGAATAATTCCGTTTTAATCCAGGAGATATCCCTTCTTGTGTGTTGAAGCATAGCAGTTGGGCGAGTAATGGCCATCACGGCCACAACGATAACAAACGTCGGTTGTGGAAGTTTTCTTACATGATTTCTCATGAACAGAGCAGCCAAACCGGGTAGTAAATGTGCGGTCGCAATAATCACATCCCCAAACTTCTTCTTGTCTTTTTTGACATGTGTTTGCAAAATGGCCTGCTAAGCCACACTTGAAACACTTGTCTGTGTTCCCGAGGAACTCATTATTTAGCACTGAAATCACGCTATCATCTAGAGTGATTTGAGTATATGAGCCTCCGCGAACATTCTCAACTCCATATTTTTTCATATAGTCTTTTGTTAAGTTATTTTCATCATGCAGTGACCCAACTGGTTTTGATTCTACCAGCGATACTGGTGGATATTTTGAAGTCCATGCAGACCCCCTGCCATCAATATGTTGTTGATAACGTTTCATTATATCTGATGTTTTTCCAACATACCACTTGCCCTTTTGGAGCTTTAGTATGTATATGTATTCCATCTTTTACCGGAAAGTAAAAATATGCGGAATAATTCCGTTTTAGATAGATACATATTCCATATTGATTCTTGTTCTCACACAGCAATCAACAGCCATGGTGAAAACTTTTACAATGGCTGCTGCTATAATAATAATTGCCCCAAGCACAAGTCCGGCAAGTGGCTCCATCTTTTACCAGGAATGTAAAAAATTGGATCGAAATCCGTTTTAGAGAAACTTGAAGTCCAGGAGACCCAGACTAAAGTTCATTTCCTTTGCACGCTTGTTAACTGACACGGTTGTGTCGAGCTTTTCTACCTCTGCATCATTGATTTCACGGCAGCGGGCAACAAACTCAATTGGCGTGGTTCGCCATTCGACTACATGCTTTTGGATTAGAACCTCACGTAGCCGGTCAACTGACATATATGGTCGGTTGACCTTGCCAGACCGAATAATCGGCTTCTTGGGGTCCTTGTTAAACTCCTTGAGAAAAGGAGCAATATAGCTATTAGCAGCAAGAACGGGGTCCTCGCGCCAGTGCATTGCCTTTGTCCGGTTCACGGTTTCAAAGTATTTGATGATGTCCATTTCGGATTCGTACTCCTTCTCGATAACGATGACTAGAAAGTCATCGGCATCGGGCTTCTTAAAGTACTCGCGAAGAATTGAGGTTCGGTGTTGGCCATCAATGATATAGCTGCACAATTCGCCATCTTCGACTATTGTTGCAATTCGGTATGGACTGATGTCCAACTCTATTATTGACTTATCAATTGACTGTGAAATTCGTTGCACATGAGTCTCGTCAACATTCCGGTTGCCCTTCCAGAAAGGAATTGCAGCCAGCCTGCCTGCAGACATGTGCGTCCACCTTGAGCCATCAGAAGACCTGAACATTTTTAAAGAAATATAAAAATATGCGGAATAATTCCATTTTTATTTAAAAACTGCCCCTTATCAGGGACTATGTGGTGCTAACGTATTCGCGAAGTTTGCCGAGAGTCACATTCCAAACGGCTTGAGGGCCTGGCATGTATTGGTCTAACCCGGCTTCCATCACCGAGATGATATCGGCAATAGTCTTCTTGAGTTCGTCAACGGTGAGGTGGAGTTTAATGTTGACCGTAAGGTTGACAACACCACCTCTGTGCTTTATCTCCGAAACAGCATTGTATGCATTAAGCAGCTCTGATGCCAGTTTCAGAAGATTATTATTCGAAGATGCAACGCCAGCGCTCGCAATTGTGGTCGCAGTAATATAAATGCGCCTTTCAGTGCTAGTGCCGTCAATGCATGACATGGTGTTACAGATAAAAATGTGTTGGAAATAAATCCGTTTTACCAGTAACGCATTGGTCCGTACAATGGGTCGTAAGGAACCATTAACGGGAGCAAAGGGCTGCTTGTATAGCAACCCAACGCAATCCAGACATCATTCCGTGGCATGGCCAGAAAGTCTGGTATAGTCTTCCCTACCCTTTTTGCGAGCAGCTCAAGAGCCTTTTCATGTGTCAGACGCTTTATCCTGGTTATAGGATACCGGCTGGTAATATCGAGACCTAGCTTGATAGCTACAAGGCGTGCACGAGGCGAAGGCCAAGTTCTGTGATTGTAGTCGGGTCTTGACATTTTTTTGCTATAATTATGATTATAGAGTAAAAATTCCGTTTTGGGATAAATCCCGGTTAGATTCGATAGCTCTTGCCGATTGGCTTTTTGTAGCTAAATGCTTGCTTTTTGATTTCAAATGTTGCGCCAGACTTAATCCATGCGGACTTCAGCCCAAGTGCCAGCTTTTCCGCCTTTGACAGACGAATTGAGCCAAGCATACGCTTGCTGTTCTCGTGTTTGGTCTTCTTCATGTGGCAGGTAATGCAGAGAGCTTGAAGGTTCTCTGGGTCATTTGTCCCGCCTTCACACCTTGGTATGATGTGGTCAACGTGGAACTCGGACGGCTTGAGGTATCGGTCACAGCGCAAACCTGCACAGTGACCGTTTTGGTTCTTGCGGACGTCGAGTCGCATTTTTGTTTTGAGAAGACTCATTCTACAGAATTCGCAGATACGTGCTCTGTAGATGTTGTTTTATTATCTTGTATTATATTGCTTTAAATCCATTTTTAGAGGCCATACCGGTCCGTAGGAAGCTTGCAGTCTAATCCATTCCCGGCTGGAACTGACCCATTTGCACAAGTTGTAACACGACTATCTGGCATATATTGAAACCCCTCAATCATTCTTTTCGCCTGCTTTCCAAGAAACGTATGAACAACCCCAAAAATTACTGCAAGAGCAGCTGCATCAAGATGATTCTTCGTTCCAAGGTATGAGACTACGTAGAATAGTACTGCGTTGAATACTGTCCACTTCCACATTTATTTAACGGCGATGTTTCATTTTGCGCATAACCATGTGAACAGCAACGTGGACTACCGTGAATAGAAGAGCCTTGACCACGGGGGCAGGAACCGGACCAACACTGGGAACGGCGACCATGAAGGCGACCACATAGAACGTCAGCGCAGTAAGAAGAAAATAGGCCCACATTTTTATTTTAAACGAGAGAAATTACATTTGGCGCTGGCCATGGCCGTTCTCGCCATATAGTCCCTTCTTCGGTGCTCCAAGAGCAGGAACGCCCAATGTGGCAAGAAGACCATCTAGAAAATGGCGTACAACCTGGTGAACGAGGGCGAACAGGACCGCATGAACAAGTACACTATACTTGCCGCCAAGTGTCACAAGAACACCGGGCACAAACAGAGCAAATACGAGGGCGGACGCCAGAACATGAGCAAGCTTATCGAGCATTTGTTTTAACTGATAAGTTTATTTCTTCAGCCCCCCGCGAAACCCAACTTCTGTAGAACTAGTCTTGTGCCCAACCGGCTTACATGTCTTCTGCTCAGGATACGTTGGGTCGTCTACCATCTCGTAACCATTAGGGCATTCCGGTCCAAAAGTTGTCTGCATTCCTTCACGAAGCCAAACATTACGGTATAAATACATAACTATAAACGAACACACGGCAAACACTAGAGATTCAATCAAAAGACCCTTGCTGAACCGTCTGTCCTTTGTACCATACACTCTGAACGCAGAATATATCATTGTCACTAATAGTGCAGGAACGAGGCTATGTCTCATTTATTACTTCATAAAGGTTTTCTTTACCCAGTTGCGGTCGGCCTTAATTGTTTTGGATTTTCCGGGTGCCGAATTCTTAGTGTACACAGCAAGTGCATTCAACTTTCGGAACGTAGACAGAGCACCAACTGAACGGACTGTCTTACGCAAAGATTTACGACGAGATGTCTTGCTACTTTTAGCATGATAACCATGAAGTTCACCCTTCTTTAGCTTTCCGATTCCATGAGCTCTTAAGTATCTTCGCGTATATCTACGACCTCCACACGTTTCTGGCATTTAGTTAAAACGGATTAATTTTTTAATAAGCAAATTCAGTTCAAAAATGTTTGCGCTGAACCAAGCAAACAAGCGCATACTTCTTATCCAAAATGGGTGGAAGTTGTATCGCTCAAAAAAGCGAGAGGAAGACTACTGGTACGAACACACACGCAACATTAGCGTGTGGGACAAATACGCAACACTATATACCACCAACGATGGTGTGTTGATGGTGTTTGACAATAAAATGACCTACCCAGTCTGCAAATAATCGCGATTAGTGCGCATCCTTTTTACCTGGACATGAAGAACAACCTTGCTTTGCAGCTGGGGTTTGCATTGTAAAGAATGTTATAGCTCCGACAATTACAAGTGCAGCAATAAGATACTTTAGCCACCACATTTATTGGTTATCAAGAGTTTTCATACCTGAACCCTAACATACCAATGGGTATTCCCTTCTATTTTGCAAGCCTAATCCGCAATCATCCTGGAATTACACGAATTGCCAGAGACCTTCAAGTTGATGTCTTAGGAATTGATTTTAATTGCTTAATTCACCGGTATCTGCATGTAACAGACCCTATAAAGAGTGTGTTAGATGCGTTAGACCATATTCTGAAACATACGTGTCGAGCAAAGAAAGTTATTATTGCTTTGGATGGTTTAGTTCCCTATGGAAAGATTGTACAGCAAAGGTATCGACGATTCAGAATCAAAGATTCAGAAGCATTTGATAAAAACCAGATTTCACCTGATACTCCTTACATGCGTGCTTTGGAAGAAGAAATTCGTAGAAGGTTTCCAGATGTTCAGCTTTCTCCAACTCAAGAACCTGGAGAAGGCGAACACAAGATTTTTCAAGAAATTAAAAAGATACCTGAAGCTGATCGGAAAAGCATTTGTATCTATGGATTAGATGCTGACCTAATCCTACTATCCTTGTTCAATCATAAATTGTCTGCTGAACTTACTCTTCTCCGGGAGTCTGGCGAGTTTAATGACCCATCTTTAAAGCAGGCTGAGTTCTCTCTTCTGGATATTCAGAAGTTGATTTTAACTCTTCCAATGGATATTGAACAATATTTAACACTCAGCGTTCTTTGCTTTGGGAATGACTTTATGCCTAGTTTGGGTATCTTCTCTTTGCGCGAGGATGGGTATGGGCGTGCATTGGAGTATTATACCAAATCTGGAAAACCTGACTTAACTACTGAAGAAGGCAGAGCAGCGTTTCTGGATTATGCAGCTGAGAAGGAAATACGCGTCTTAAAGGAACGTATTAAGTTGCGTAAGCAGCCATTTGAACGGGCTATAGTTGGTCGAGCAGCAGATTGTGTTGTTCAAAAATATGGTCTTCATATCCTGGATGGAGTTTCAAACGTGGAACCGGTTGTTGATGCATTCTGGAAAACATTTCATTGGACAATTTACTATTTCAAGACCAATGAGGTACTAGATTGGAGCTGGGTTTATCCGTACCCGGAAGCACCGCTAATTCAGAGCATTGTAGAACTATATGAAACAAATATCCAACCTGCTCCTCTGAATTATAAGGTTACGAATCAACTTCAAATCATTTTGCCGTCTAAGGCTCTGCATGTAGCTAAACGCAGAAGCTTGTACGCGGATGAATTTTACGAAGAAACAAGAGAAACGTGGATGAAACGATATGATTGGGAGATGAAGCCCCGGATTAGTATTCCTTGGCATCCTATCTATTCCCTAACTTCAGTTTGCCCCCTTTGAATCCAACTACAGTAGATATAACTCTGCCTGAGGCATTTACTCGCATATCATTCTTTTCAATTGGCGTTACGACATCGGCCTCTATCAAATGTGGAATTCCATTCTCCCGTGGAGACCAATACTCATTATTGATTCTAATCATTTCCTTCACAGATGCTCTGATAATAACTGCATCTCCAGTAAATTCACGATTCCAGTTACGAGTCAAATACGATAAGTATGCATTCCGGAAATATGCTAATGAGTTTTGAGATGATGCATTACGTAACGTTTGTAAACATTCGGCCACGGTAGCTGGTCTGGGCTTATCTAGACGTTTGTTTACACTGTTATGTGCTCTGAAAACAAAGACGGCAAAATTCTGACGCGAATTCAAATAGTCCGGGTTTGACATGATGTACATAGCTCTCATAGTTTTAAAATGAAGCTTGCACTGGTTGCAGGAAATCGTTTCAGCAAATAAATCCAGAAACCTTGTTGCTATCTGCCTTTCCGCTAGAGAAGGCTGTTCGGGGTATATCAAACTAACAGAATGCAAAGTCATCCATCCGAGAGGTCCCCAAAGTTTGGTCATTATGATTTTATACGGAAACAAATCCAGCAGATACTGCGTTATCTAAGATTTGTCTAGAAATTGCCGGAGGTGTCTTTGAATTTAAGACTAACCCCTTACGACGCACAACTTCCTGAACTTTGGCATCACTCATGCTTGAAATGCGACGCTTCAAAGTCTTGCGATGTTTCTTCATACCCTTCTCGGTAAGCAAACGAAGTGTGTGCTTTCTCATACCCTTCTTTAGAGGAGGAGACTTAGCCGGGTCAGATACACCTTTCAATGTAAATTTAGAAGGCCTCTTTAGGACTCCGCGAGGAAAGGTCTTCAGAGTCTTACGTCCACCCTTTTTTGCTTCAGGAACTGCTGGTTTTTCAGCTCCCATTTTTTGAATGGTTATGATTTTCTTGTCCATTCCTTTGTTAAAAACGAATAGAGAATGATTTACGTGGAACTGCTCTTAAAGAGATACTATGGACTGGGAAGCAATTCGTTCGTTCTTTGTAAATCAGGGACCCCAGAAGCTAGTAGAGCACCAAATTGAGTCCTATGAAGATTTCATTCGCAATAAGCTTCCTTTAATTGTATCATCTACAGCACCCATCGTTGTATGGCATGAGCAAGATGAGGTAACCAAGAAGTATAAGTATGAGTTCCGGCTCACATTTGAAAATATCACATATATCAAGCCTCGCATTCATGAGGCTACTGGTCGCGTAAAGCCTATGTTTCCCCAGGAAGCCCGCTTGCGCAACTTTACATATGCAGCTCAGATGTTTGCTGATGTCCGGTTTGTAACTCGCATGTATGCGGGTGAGAAGCTTGACACATTCACCGAACAGTGCCGTGTATTTGAGGGTATTTCCCTTGGCAAGATTCCGGTTATGCTTGGGTCATCGCTCTGTATCATGAAGGACTATCCTATGTCCTACGAGGAACTTGGCGAGTGCCCCAATGACCCGTTCGGATATTTCATTATCCACGGGTCAGAGCGTACCATCCTATGCCAGGAGAAGGTTGCTGATAACCGCATCATGGTATTTGCTTCCAAGAAGACTGCTGCAAAGTATACCCATACAGTAGAGCTCAAGTCTCTTCATGAGTCATTTACTATGCCCCCTAAGAAGCTTGAGATTCGTCTGAATACCAAGTTCAATGGATTTGGCCAACCGCTAACTGCCTGCTTCCCCCGGTTTCGCGAAGATATTCCAGTGATGGTTATCTTTCGTGCACTGGGTCTAGAAGCAGATGAGGATATCGTAAAGCTAGTCTGGGGAACCAATGTAGAACAATATGAGTCACTGACTGCATCCTTCCGGGAGTGCTCAGATATTAAGGTGTATAGCCGGGATGATGCAGTTGAGTACTTATCTCACCATCTCCAGTACGGCACAAATATGGAAGACAAGAAGGAGTATGTACGCATGCTTTTGGAGACTGAACTCCTGCCTCACGTAAAGTTTGGTGGTGATACGGCATCCAAGCAGACATTTGAATCCCGCAAGTGTATTCTGATTTCCCTCATGATTAAGCGTCTCATTCTGACTGCACAGGGTAAGATTAAGCTAGATGACCGTGATGCATATCCCAACAAGCGCGTAGTTACGACCGGCGCTCTTCTGACTCATCTGTTTCGGCAGCTGTTTCAGAAGGTCTGTAAGGATGTTCGTGGCAAGTTTGTTCACGAGGTCAACAATGACACCTGGAAGAAGGGTGAACCGCGCCCACTTGAGGTACTAAACATTAACAATTTGTACAAGATTCTGAAGGTGTCTACTATCGAAGGAAAGCTCAAGCAGGCTCTTGCTACGGGTAACTTTACGGTTCAGGGTGTAGGTCCGGCCAATGCCGGCTCAACCGCAACAAAGGTTGGTGTATCTCAGGTTCTTAACCGCCTGTCTTACCTTGCTACGGTATCGCACCTTCGCCGCATTCAGACTCCTGTAGAGAAGTCAGGCAAGCTGCTTGCTCCTCGTAAGCTGCATGGAACATCATTTGGATATGTCTGTCCAGTGGAGACACCAGAGGGTCACTCAGTTGGTATTGTGAAAGCAATGTCAATGATGACATCTATCTCTCAGCATACTCCATCCATGATTGTCATGCGACTGATTGATACTGCTGACGTAGACTGGATTACTGACCTGAACAACAATGGCGGAACTCCGGTTTCAATCAATGGAGTCATTGTAGCATACACGCAGAAGCCAGCTTTGGTCTTTAACATTCTAAAGGAGGCCAAGCGTACATTTGTTCTTCATCCTCACTCCGGGATTACTTGGAGTGTAACCAAGCAGGACATCAGTATTGAGACAGATGGTGGACGTATTGTACGTCCATTGTTCAAGGTAAAAGACGGAGCAATCCTTCCTAAGCCAGCCTCGTCTGATTGGAATGATTGGGTGAAGACAAATGTCGAATACATTGATTCAGCAGAGTCAGATACGATTCGTGTTGCAATGATGCCAGCAGAGATAACTGCTCAACATACCCATTGCGAGATTCACCCTTCGTTGATGCTAGGCCATATGGCTAGTACAATTCCAATGTCTGATCACAATCAGTCACCGCGTAATACGTATCAGTCGGCTATGGGCAAGCAAGCAATGGGTTTGTATGCAAAGAACTATTCGAAGCGATTGGATAAGAATGGTTATGTGCTTTGTTCTCCTATGCGTCCATTTGTGGAGACGAGGATGATGAACGTGATGAAGGTTCAAGAGATGCCTTTTGGTTACAATGCCATTGTTGCTATCGGAATCTACTCCGGGTACAATCAGGAGGATTCAGTTATCCTGAACAAGGGTGCATTGGACCGTGGCCTGTTTCGGTCACTGTATTACACCATCTACAAGGATGAAGAGCATCGTAATGTGGCATCTGGCAAGGAGGAGAAGTTTGCCAAGCCGCGTCGTGAGAATACTCGTGGCTACAAGAACTCATCCTATCACGCTGTTCAGGAGAACGGTATGCCTGCTGTGAACTCTATCATCCAAGCAAATGATATTGTTATTGGCAAGGTCACTAACCTGAAGCAGGACTCTCATGGCTATTCTTTCCGGGATTCCAGTACCACTCACAAGGGAGCAGAACCTTGTCGTGTGGATGGTGTCTGGCAGGATAAGAACTCAGATGGTTATCCTTTCATCAAGGTACGAGCTGTATCTGAGCGTGTGCCAGAAATTGGAGACAAGGTAAGTTCTCGGCATGGCCAGAAGGGAACTTGTGGTATCATTCTCAATGAGGAAGATATGCCGTATACTGCATCTGGTCTACGTCCTGATATTATCATGAATCCTCATGCGGTTCCTTCACGCATGACAATTGCTCAGCTGATGGAGACTATGTTTGGCAAGATTTGTACAGAGAAGGGAACGATGGGTGATGGGACACCATATTCTCATCTGAAGATTGAAGATTTGCGCAAGCACATGGTAGAACTTGGCATGCACCCATACGGGAATGAGATTATGTACAATGGTCAGACTGGCGAGATGATGGAAGCTGAGATCTTTATGGGTCCGACATTCTATCAGCGGCTGAAGCACATGGTTTCTGACAAGATTCATTCCAGAAACAAGGGACCTATTGTGTCGCTTACCAGGCAGCCATGCGAGGGACGAAGCAGAGATGGAGGTCTGCGTGTGGGAGAGATGGAGCGCGACTGTATGCTTTCTCACGGAACAGCGATGTTCACTAAGGAGCGCCTGATGGATGTGTCAGACCCTTTCAATACCGGGTTCTGTAAGAACTGTGGAGTCCTGGCAGTAGTAAATAAGGAAGCATCCATTTACGACTGTGGAACATGTGGAGTCCAGACTGAATTTGAGATGAAGACAATTCCGTATGCTATGAAGCTCTGGTGCCAGGAACTAGAAGCTATGCATATTGTGCCACGGTTGGTATTTGAGTAATAGAACAAATTAAATATATGTAGTCTAAATATAAATCATGACAGATAAATATTTTTTACCAATAGGTTACCAGATAAATGCTAGTCCTCAGCACTATGTTGATATAAATGAAACAGATGCATGGCAGAAAGAGGTGTATGTGTATGCAAAGAAGCTAATGACTGATAAAAAGTTAAAAAGTGTTATAGATGTTGGGTGTGGAAGTGGATTTAAGTTGGTAAATTATCTTGCAGAATTTGATACTACTGGTATTGAAACCGAACCATGTATCTCATTCCTTAGAAAAAAATACCCATCTCATAAATGGTTAGATTCTGGAGAGCCTGAGAGGAGTTTTAATTTTGTAGATTTGTCTTCTGATGTAGTTATATGTTCTGATGTAATTGAACACATTGTCGACCCGGATGAACTTGTTAAGTTTTTACTTTCTATAAACACATCATATTATATAATTTCTACGCCATGCAGAGAGCGCTTAGTTCAATACCACGGTAGAAAAAATTTGAATCCGCCAATTAATAAGGCTCATGTAAGAGAGTGGACTATGGAAGAATTTAAGCTTTATTTGTCGAAGACTTTTACTATTCATAGTTCATTTTATGGTATTTCTCAGAATGAGTGCCAATGGCATTTATTATCGAAGAAAGTATAAATGGTTTACATATCACTAGGTGTCAATTGTAGGCCTAGAAAATATATCAAAAGTTTAGGTTATTCCCGTACATCTGGTTATAAAACATGCCCGTTTGACATTTGTGTGACTCCGTTTCCGGCATTAAAAAAATGCATAGAGACAGATTTTGCTCATTTTTTTGAAAATCTATCTCTTATACCAGGACCAAATGCTTCTGGCGATAGAAGTTTGTGCGGGGATGGTGGCGTAAATATAAGTAATTCTTATGGTATGATATTTAACCATGAAGGCTCCACACATTCTCACTTGTTTATTGATGGGACTCTAATGATGATGAGTTTTATATTCGCAATAATTTTGCTGAGTTTAAAAAACGCTATCAAGTGAGAATTGAGAATTTTAAAGAGTATATTCGTTGTTCTGATGATATAATATTTGTTTTTTCAAAGTATCCCGGAGTAGAATCAGACGGAAGTTTAGATTATATATGTAATGTCTTTAGTGGAAAATATCCGAATAAACCTTTTAAGTATTTACTAATATAAATGCCAACATTTAATGTTCTTATTGCAACTGTAGGACGCCCGACCCTACAACGAATGCTCGACTCTCTTTCTCCTCAGTTATCTGAATCCGACTGTCTGACCCTGGTCTTTGATGGGAATGCAACAATTCCAGAATTTAATTTAAAAGACTTCAAATGCAAGGTTCAACAGTACTGTGAACCAGTAGCTCTAGGTTTCTGGGGACACGGTATTCGCAATAAATATGCTCCGCTGCTTGAAAAGAGAGATTTTGTAATGCATGCAGATGATGATGATTACTATTATCCTAGTGTTTTCCCAGAATTAAGAACCTCGTGTTCTGATACAAACACGTTATATATTGCTAAACTGAGAACTCCTTATGGGAGTATTTTACCAGACTGTTCATTTATAGAAGTAAATCATATCGGAACTCCTTGTGGAATAATTCCATATGAGTTGAATAAAAAAGGAACTTGGTTACCCAGGTATGGTGGCGACGGGCTATTTTATCAGCAAATTGCTGCACTAGGAAATCCAATCGTTCATCTATCAACTTTAATTTATCATGTAAGATAAATGCTTCCAGTTCTAATAACATACTCAAATTACGGTTACATAGACTTTGCTAAGAACCTGATTCTGAACTTAGCAAATGTCTTAAAAAATCATAAACTTCATTTTTACTGTCTGGATATGCAAATATACGATGAGCTATCTAAAACTCCACACGAGTTCATGACTCTTCAACTGTTTGAACAAGATGTTTCATCAGATTTTGAGGTATATAACAGCAAAAAATATAATGAGCTTACGCATACGAAAACAATTGTTTTGAGAGATGCATTAAACAGGTATCCGTTTATTCATTTCATTGATTGTGATGTTGTCTGCTTGAAAGAACCAACTATTGATCACTATTATCAGTATTCATCTTGTGATATAGTATTTCAGTATGATTACTATTATGACAAGCTTCCTGAGTTTTATTTTAAAACGTGGCAATGTACTGGAAATATGTCACTTCGCCGAACTCCTGGAACATTTAATTTTATAGATAATCTCGAATTGACACAACTCAATAATACTTCAAAGAATGATCAAGACTGTCTTCTGACTATGTTTAAACTATCAAAGATAACTGATATCCGAAAATATAAGTCTACGCGATTATTCGTATATCCACCAGAAGAATACACAAACGGTTCATGGAGAGGAGATATGTCGAACACATATTTCTTTCATGCAAATCACGTAGTCGGCAAAGAAGACAAAATTAACCTTCTAAAGAAGATTGACCATTGGTTTCTTTAAGATAGGCGAATGCACAGATAAGGCGTTCCATTATAAATGGTTGCCAAGGGTAATATGGTTTCCCAAATCTTTTTTCAAGAATTCCTGTTCCGATTAGTCTTCCAGTATATAGAGGGTCTGTTTTTAGAGCATACTGTATATGTGGAGGAGGAGAATCGAGACACTTAATTGCTTGTTTTGCCAGTGATAAATATTCAAGAAATATTGGTCGTTTGGTTATCCACATATTGCAGTAGAATGCCGTATATTTGTTGACAATCGTCATTGGAATATTAAGCTGCTCAAGAAGCCAAAGATAGATTACTATATACATCTGGCCGTGATATTTTACTGCAATCGAGTCACACAGTGCATCTGGCAACCATAGTGATAGTTTTGCAAATGGATCCGGTTTCTGAGTAAACAATGTCTCAATAGTCAACGATGGCACTTTCCTAAAAATTGATGGAGTTATGAGACCAATATAGTCTGCATCAGGGATCATATCGGGTGTCAGCATTCGAAATATTTCGCTTTCAAAATACTCGGTCTGATCAAGTTTTATAGGAATGATATCTGGGTGGTTGAATTGTGATATATCTTCATTATGATACGCTAAAAAGATCTTAGTTGTCATTTATATGTTTATAAATGAATACATTTAGATTATACATACGTCATATACAATAATGAAGATTCATCAAATATGGATTGGACCTAAAGCACGCCCAGATATCTGGATGGACACTGTTAAAGCATTTGCACAAAACTACAATCATGAATATATTTTATGGGATGACCAAAAAGTGTCCGAGTTGGCGCTAATCAATAAAAAATGGTATGACAGTGAGTTAACTTACAATGGTAAATCAGATATTTTACGATACGAACTTCTCAACCAATTTGGAGGAGTATACATTGATGCCGATATGGTTATTATTAACGGAGAAAGAATGAATACACTAATCAAAGAGTTCAATACTGATTGTGCATTTGGGTTCGAAGTAGATAATAAATTGATTTGTGGAGCGGTTATGATTGCTGTACAAGGGTCGAAATTTGTTCAGAAATGTATTGAAGAAGTTCCATTGCGCGATATGAGTAAGTTAGCTTGGCTGTCAATAGGGCCAAAATTAATTACAGACCTGTATTCAAGATATAAAGATGAAATACCTATAACTGTGTACAAATCAGTTGTCTTTTATCCAATTAGATGGCATGGAATCAAAGATATTAATATCCATACTCAGTTTTGCTTCCTTCCTGAAACTGCAACATTTCAATATGGATATTCTACAAATAGTTTAGAATCTTGTATAGGAACTAAGTAATATGATGCCTCACGGTTTGCTTTTAGAGTACATGGGAACATTACTGATAACGGCATCACTCTTTTTCACACATGCTAATCCGATAGTTGTTGGCTTAGCATATATGTCAGCTCTTTTTATTGCTGATGGAAAATCAGACGGGTTTTTTACACCTTTAGGCGTTCTTGTGCAGCATATGCTTGGTCGGATTGGTTCAACAGCGTCTCTGAAGCTCCTTGTTGCTCAAGCTGCCGGAGCCTTCTCGGTTGTGCTTTTGTATAAAGGTCGTAGACTAACCGGGCATTGAATTGTTATTTATACATACAGCAACTGTAAAAGAAAATGAGCACTCTATACGTCTATACCGATAACATTTCACTCCGCAACATGCTAGTTGGTATGGAAAATAACCGTCGTTCTACTGATTCTGGATTTGATGTTCCTATGTTAGAAGAGGAAGTAAGCCTCAATGCTGATCTTCATACGTTTAACTTGAACATCAAGATTGCTGCACTGCAGCATAATCGCCCAGTTCCCTCCCTTCTTATCCCTCGTTCATCACTTTCTGGTACACCTTTTCGGATGGCAAATTCAATTGGACTGATTGATATGGGATACCGAGGTAATGTTAAAGCAAAGGTTGATTTGATTTGTCAGTCATCTGGTGAATATAGTATTTCTCAAGGGGATCGGCTTTTCCAAATCTGCCAAGGTAATTTTATGCCATGGGACAATGTTATAATTGTTGAGAACGAGAACGACCTTCCTCCTGCTCCTGATAATCGGGGGGCGGGTGGATTTGGCTCAACAAACCAACGGATAAATCATAATTAATGAAATCGTATCATGAATTATAGCTCCCCAATATGCAGAGTAGATACTTGTTTTCAATCCAAACACCATAAACAGTATTAGAACAATAGACCGAAGAAATGTATTCAAGTCCTTAAAGTGAGACGACCTCGCAAAATTTTATCAAAAATATTTTTTCTTGCCGTAGGACATAAACAACAATGGGTGGTGGTTTAATGCAACTTGTGTCTTATGGTGCACAGGATATTTATATTTCTGGTAATCCCCAGATTACCTTCTGGAAGATTCTATACAAGCGTCACACTAACTTTGCAATGGAGTCTATTGAGGTAACCTTCAACGGCCAAGCTGACTTCAACAAGCGTGTGACTGCCGTAATTAATCGTAACGCCGATCTAATGTATAAGACGTACGTACAGTTGGTACTGCCCCAGGTTGATCTTGCAGCTACCTCCCCCTCTATTTCAGGCTTCCGTTGGGTGAACTACATTGGTCACCGCTTGATCAAGCAGGTTGAGGTTGAGATCGGTGGTCAGCGTATTGACCGCCAATATGGTGACTGGATGCAAATCTGGACTCAGCTTTCCACGGAGGCCGGTTCTACTGCTGCTCTTGACTCCCTCATCGGTAACACCCACGACCTGGTACTTCTCAAGAGGCAAAGTGGTATTGCCTTAGATGCAACTTGCTCTGCCGGCGAGACGACTCTATCCTGCGTTCCCCGTGCCGGCTGCCCGGCTAAGACTCTCTACGTGCCTCTTCAGTTCTGGTTCTGCCGCAACCCCGGTGTTGCAATTCCTCTGATTGCTCTCCAGTACCACGAGGTGCGTATCAATGTAGACTTTGAGACTTGGGAGAACTGCGTGTATGGCGAGGATGCAACTGGTGCCAAGCGGCCTGATGCCCTGTCCCTTGCAGCTGCATCTTTGTATATTGACTACGTGTACCTTGACACGGAGGAGCGTCGTCGGTTTGCCCAGCAAAGCCACGAGTACCTGATTGAGCAGGTTCAGTTCACTGGTGCCGAGTCTATTACGTCTTCTTCCAACAAGATTCAGCTGAACTTTAACCACCCTGTGAAGGAGCTCATGTGGGTTGTTCAGCGTGACTCCTTCGTGGACTGCTCTTTTCAGCAATGGATCCAAGCTGTTGGTGGACAGCAGCCTTTCAACTACTCCGACGACTTCTCCACGGAAGGTATCATTATGTCTCTCCTCACCCAGGGTACTGATGCAGCCACTCCTCAGGGAACTGTTCCTCTTGGTGGTTCTGGAACAAGTATGTACGTAACTGGTGTTGATGGTGCAATCGGTGGTGCCACTGGCACTGCGGGACAGGAGGAGGAGTTCGACAACGGTGTGAACTACCTGCTCGCCAAGGTAATCCTACAGTCTGGTGTGCGTTGCGAAGGCAAGAACCCGGTTGAGGTGTGCAAGCTACAGCTCAACGGCCAGGACCGTTTCACGGAGCGTGAGGGGTCTTACTTCGACCGTGTACAGCCCTACCAGCACCACTGCCGTACGCCTTCTACGGGTATCAACTGCTACAGCTTTGCTCTCCGCCCTGAGGAGCACCAGCCTTCCGGCACTTGTAACTTCTCTCGTATCGACAAGGCAACTCTCCAGCTGACTGTGTCTCTGAACACCGTGACTGGGTTCCGGACTGCCCAGGTTCGTGTGTACGCTCTGAACTACAACGTACTGCGTGTGATGTCTGGTATGGGTGGTCTGGCATACAGCAACTAAAAACGGAACTTTTCAAACATATATCTTATTACTAAAAAATGGGAACCGTCTGTAGCAAACCCGAGTTCATTTACACAATCGATCATCTTGGACTTACACACACGTTCTGTGTGAAGCGTTCAAGTGGTGAGTGGGAGTCTGGACACGTTCTAGTGCCTGATACAACTTTGGGTTCTGTAGTAAATTTTGGAGATGACGAAAAATATCCAAGGGATGCCCTGAGAGGACATGCCTTGGCTACAAGCTGTTTGATGACCAGCAGGAGCAACATACCAGAGGGATATGGTTGGAATCTTCTTTTGTCAAAAGAAGACCCCGACAAACCAATAAAAGCTTGGAGAGCTCTCAGGGACATACGTCCAGATGGCATGTCCGAAGAGGACGCCGTAGCATGGAGAGTAAGGCTCATAGAAGATCTAGACAAGCTCGAAAAGGAACGATACCCATAGCAGAATTTCTGCAATTTTTAAATCCCATCATCATCGCGTGTCTTGAAAAATTCAAGCATTGCTCTGTTAAGTTCTGGTCGCGTTAGCTCACATACTCCATAGTTATTTATAGAAATTACATCTTCAATATTTGAAATGCCTTTAAATGCATCATATCTCGAAACATATTGTCTGTTTGGTATTGGTCCGTGATATAGATGATATAAATTCACGTTCAAGTAAGTACAGTTTATTCCTTTAATAAGTGATGTCCATTTAGTATATTGACTTTTATATATTTTTGTTTCCTTATCATCTACGTTAACAGGATACCCAAGAACCCCATATGCAAAAAGAGTATCGCCAGACCCAATGACTGCCTCATCAAAAAACCCAAAGGTAATGTATTCATTTCTTCTGAATGCCCAGCCAAACCCAGGGTGAACTATTCTCCCTTGTCGGGAATCCCAAAAACGCTTAGATTTATCGGCTTGTGTACATGAAAAAGCAGCTTTTTGTATCTGTGTATAAGTTAAATCTAACCAGTAACATCTATTAAAACATTGTACTATATGATTTGTATCTAGCAGTATAGAAAGCTCGTCATACCAACTAGGACTTTCAAACATTACATCTGCATCCAGGCATGCTAGCTTGGTGTAATTTTCTGGAATTGATTTTTCAAGTAAACGAATAAGATGTTCTTTTTGAAATAAATAACTTGACCCATACACATGGATTGCTTCGTGAATTTTAGGGGTTTTTCCATCTAACACCAGTTCTAAAGTAAATACGGGTATATTTGCCAGTTTTAGCTTTTCACGCATGAATAAATAGTTTGTCAGAATTCTAACAGACCCAATATAGTCAAAAAAGACAAGAAGAACTGCAATGTCATTACGTGTTGGAATGTCATAGTTTATAGTTGCCATTTTTGGCACTTTAATAAAATCTGGTTCCACTAGTTTCGGTTGTGGTGTTGCATTTACTAATTTTGGCGGAAGAGTTGGTATTGGTGCCAGTTTCACTACTGGTGTTGGTTCTGGTTTTGGTTCCGGTGTCGTGTTTACTAATTTTGGCGGAAGAGTTGGTATTGGTGCCAGTTTCACTACTGGCGTTGGTTCTGGGTTTGGTTCCGGTGTCGTGTTTACTAATTTTGGCGGAAGAGTTGGTATTGGTGGAAGTTTCACTGTTGGTTTTGGTTCTGGTTTTGGTTCCGGTGTCGTGTTTACTAATTTTGGCGGAAGAGTTGGTATTGGTGGAAGTTTCACTGTTGGTTTTGGTTCTGGTTTTGGTTCTGGTTTTGGTTTTGGTTCTGGTGCTGTGTTTACTATTCGTGATAGGTTTGCTATTGGTGCCAGTTTCACCGCTGGCATTGGTTCCGATTTTGGTTCAGGTTTTGTGTTTACTATTTGTTGTATTAGTTTGGGTATTGGCGCGAGTTTCACCTCTGGTGTTGGTTCTGGTTTTGGTTCTGGTGTTATGTTTACTATTTGTTGTGTTAGTTTGGGTATTGGTGCAAGTTTCACCGCTGGTATTGGTTCCGGTTCCGGTGTTGTGTTTACTATTTGTTGTGTTAGTTTGGGTATTGGTGCAAGTTTCACCGCTGGTTCTGGGTTTGGTTCTGGTTTTGGTTCTGGTATTATTTTCTCTATTCGTGATAGCTTGGGTATTGGTGCAAGTTTTTTCGGCGTTGGTTCTGGTTTATGTTCTGGCGTTGGTTCTCTTGATTTCACTATCTTTTGTGGTAGTTTTGGTATTGGTGGTAGTTTTGCTGCTGGGATTGATTTCACTTTTGGTATTGGTTCTGGCGTTGGTTCTGGTGTTGGTTCCTTATAATCTACTTTAATGATAATGTAATCGTATTCTACGTCTGGCAATGTATATGTATTATGTCTAACACTTAACTTTGACACCCTTGCCATTGTTATACGTGTTGTATAATTTGTTATACAGAATCATCCATACGACAAGTAAAGTACTTGTAAAAAATCTCGTTGTAACTCGGATCGGTTAATTCAAACACACCGTCGTGATTTTTAACAATGATATCGTTAATATCGGAAACACCTTCTAAAATTTCATTTCTTGTTTCATATTGTCTTTTTTCCAAATTTCCGTGAAACATATGATATATAGTCACAGGTAGATGTGTTATTGATGGATTTCCTTTAGTTTCAGTCCATCTTTTTATTGAAGATTTGTAAAATGATAAGTTTTGCATTCCTTTGTATATTTCATCGAATAGTCCATAACTAAAAATCAGATCACCCGAACCAATAATAGCATCATCAATGAATCCTGCTTGGTTATACCAATTTCTGGTAAATGCCCACCCAAACCCAGAATGATAGAGCTTAGATTGTGATGGATCCCAGAGTAAAATATCCTTTTTAGTTGATTTTATATAACTTTCGGCATTCATTGCTATTTTTCTGTAAGTTATGTCCAACCAGAGTGCAGTCTCGAAGCAATGAGCGATATCATGTGTATCGAGAATCACAGAAAGCTTATCGTACCAATCAGGATCACCAAATATTATATCCGAATCCATGAATAAGAGTTTGGAGAAGTTTACAGGGATTTTAGTTTCAAGAATTCTAAACAGGTTTTCTTTCTGAAATAAATATGAAGTTCCATACACGTGAAATGCATCTTGAATAGTTGGTTTGCTTCCTTTTATTACAAGTTCGATTGTAAAGACAGGTATCCCCGCTGTCTTCATTTTTTCAACTGTATACAGGTAATTCATGATGATCCTAGAAGAACCAGTATAGTTGAACATTGCAAATCCAACAGCAATGTCATCTTTTGTTGGCTTATTGTAGGATATATTTGCTATGATAGACTCTTCCATATTATTTATACTATATAAACAAATGCCAAATAAAACTTTGAAAGTTGGTTCGCGGAGACAGGTATTCAATGGTTCGGCAGAGAAGACGCCTGGTGGTCTAACAAAATCCGACCTGATAAAAAATAAGCATGGACGTATTGTCTCTGCAAAGAAACATCATACTATGCGTCGGAAAACGGATTAATTTTTTATAGAAAAATATTTGAAAAACACCATGGCCTATCCAGAGGGAGACTTCTCTTTTATTAGGGAGAAGGACATGTGCGACGTGCTGTCCAGCATGTATGGTGCAGTGACTGAGACTGAAAACTGGGACAACCTCAAGGAGGCTGAACCAGGTGATGGGGGCTTTATGTTCTCATCTGACCCTAAGCTTCGCCGTATCGTGCAAGAGATCTGTGCAGCTGACAACTACACAGGCCATAGTGGGGAAACCTTCGCGTGGACACTCGGGATGATGGAGCTCATCGCGAAAAACGGGTGGGCTGCATTCTGTGCAGGCTATATCGAGGAGCTTCAATCCAAGATAGCTAAGCTACGAGAGGAGTTTGATAATGCATTGCTGGTCTACCGACTTATTTTGGAAGAAGCCGAGCGGCAGACGACCCCAGAGGAAATAGAGCGCTTCAAGGAAATCGTAAAGAAAGAGACGATCATCTTCGACAAAGCCCTGTATGCCCTAGCGAACGCGGAGAAGGAGCTGGAGATGCTCGGATAATACGCCTTCGGGCAAATTTTTAACTTAAACGCACTAACAGAAGAAATAGAAATGTTCACTGTTGAAGCGAAGACAGTTCAAACGGGAGCTGTCCGTACTCTTATAGAAGCTCTTCGTTCTATTCTAGTTGAGATGTCTCTGCTTTTTGACAAGGATGGTATCCGAATGGTAGCAATGGATAACACTCGTACAGTTCTTGTTCATCTCCGTCTACATGCAGATAAGTTTGAGAAGTATGCCTTCAATCACAATACACCCAAGTTTGTGATCGGCGTAAACACTGACCATCTGTATCGTGTTGTTCGTACGGCAACGAATGATGACACTCTGTCATTTTACGTTGACAAGGATGACCCAAACTCCCTTGGGATTCTCATGGAGAACGGGGAGAAGAAGCAAGTTCACAAGTACAAGCTGAACCTTCTCGATCGCGATGAACCCGATCTTCAGCTTCCAGATACTGAGTTCAGCACACGTATTACTATGCCTTCGCTGGACTTTCAAAAGATCTGTCGTGATATGACTTTATTGTCTGCAAAGACTGTCGAGATTACGAATGTTGGGTCTTCGTTGACTTTTAATTGCAAAGGACACTTTGCATCCAGAACAACAGTAATGGGTGACGGGGAGGCGGATTTCAATATCCACAAAAAGTCTTCTGAGGAGATTGTGAGTGGCCAGTTTTCTTTGCCTCATCTGGTTCTGTTTACGAAGTGTACTAACCTGTGTAATAACTTGGAAGTTCACATGAAGAATGGCTGGTTCCTGATGATCAGATATGTTGTAGCCAATCTAGGGGAAATCAAGTTGTGTTTAATGCCTTGTACAGCATAGCTATAAAATATCCAGCTCCAACTTCACCAAGTTTAAGAGCAGTATGCTCTATTGAATTTCCAGATTTGATGACACCTTCAAAAAGAAAGAATCTAATATCTAAAGCGTATTGAAGAAACTGGTATCCTATTGTGACGTATAGCACTTCAGGATAAAAGTATCCAAGAAATCCCAGGATTAAATGCGTAATAAAATATATGGGATGCCTATAGAACATCACAATTGTATATCATAAAGACTATAAATATGGTTCATGAGTATTGAAAGCAATTCTAAAGTGAAGCATGATACTGCTATTGTTTCTCCCATAACCAATCTGGTCATTGCTTCAGATAGGCTGGTTCCCAATATTTTGCTATAAAAATATGAAAGGTAAATATTTGACGGAGGAACTAAAGTTAAACTGAGCTCAGCAACCGTAAAGACACAAACGTTCAAGAATATGTGCTGAAACCATACCAGAACCATGCAGATATAACATCCTAATTTAAATTGCCATGTTGGATATACAGTGTGTGCTAGGAAAGTGCTGATCATTAAAGTTGCCGATACCAGAATATGTAACACTGCAAGAATGTAACCTAAAATTTCTGCATCAGTTGTTAACCATCTATACAAAAAAGTTACTCCACAGATCATCCATTCTTTTAACAGTCGTATTAGTTCTTCCTTTTCCATTAGGTATAAATCCAGGTATTTATAATAACTAAAAAGCATAATGGATTACCTGTATGCTTTTTTAGGGGGGGTGCTAAATAAAATATACGATGATTTATTTGATAACAAAATCATCACTGACGACTTCGCAAAGGAAATGTTAAAAGGAGCCCAGTGGATTCTTCTGACGTTACTTTCATATAATGATTTTAACTTTGCATTATGTTTTTACTCTGTTAATGTCCTTAATGCAATTTATAATATAAAAGAATGGAGCTTTCCATATGAAAAATCACTGTTGGTTATATTTCCATTCTTTTTACTAATAAGCTTTAATACTGCATATTATATTACTACTCTTGATATGGCTTATTTATTTATTTTTGCAACGACGAACATTATAGAACCATTGGTAATAACAGAAGAGTTTAGCAACTTAAAATTTGTATCGAGAATATTTGCAACGCTATGTTCATTTGGAGCTATAGTAGGGGGCTTGTATTTTGGAATTTCGACTACATTCAATAAAATAAGTTTTTACTGTTTTGGTTATTGTTTAGTTTCAGCATGTTTTCAAGCATATTTACTTACGCGTAGTCCGCCGTGATTTGCGTTTACGGGGCGTTCTACGTCTAGAAGATCCGCGAGTTGGAAGAAATTGTTTTCGGAGATCTCCAACTATTAGATCAGCTTGTTTTGCACCCTGCTCGACTACCCTTTGAGCATCATTTATACCATCTAAAACACTTCCTTTGCTTTCCCAAGGAACGTATTGATATTTTGTGCAATCACTAAAAATATTTGCTACAAAAATCTTGTTTTCATTTGAACCTTCGCGAGATTCGCGTGTTCCTGTATTTGAAGTCTTTGCTGGATTACCCATACCAGGAACACGTTGAGAGCCTAAAAAGAACATACCAAAATATTCCATGTGTGGATTTGGTGCCCAACTGGATCCTTTTACGCGGACATAGTTTGCTCCACCTTGAGAAGGATTTGCAACGGTAGGAGCTTCTCCGATTACTTTTTGAACTTCAGCATTTAATTTCAATTTATTTGCAATATCCCATAAATCCATTGGTTCATTAAATGGCCATGTAGCAGCATTACGTTTATTCTGATTATCAATTGAAATACCGTTTTGCGACCGAAGAAAATCTAAGGTATTTGTTTTAGTCCCCCATCCAGGATGAACCATGACCCCTGGAGGCATATCTGTAACATTATCACCAACGATTGAACCAACAGATTCAACACGAGTCAATGTAAACTTTCTTGTTGAATTGAAAAAGAAGCTGTCGAATTTTTCTTTTGAACTTGAATAAATAACTTTAGGAGAACCGTAAGAGATAATATGAACTTCTTTATCTGGAAACTTTAAAGACAAGATAGCACCAGCTAACTCTGCTTCTGCTCCTCCTTTAGAATGACCAAAAACAAATATACGAGTTGCACCAGGACATACCTTTTCCATAGCAATAGTAATCTCATTAAAAATCTCAACAATTGGAACAACAAAAGATTGAGCAGTCATTATTCCAGGAGGACCATTTTTAAAAACTGGTGCAATTGCATCAGCAAAGTCGCCTGGAGCAACAGCTCGCAAATTCTTCTCCCAGTTTCTCAAACTACTAGATCCCTTAAAAACTACTATGCAGTCACTAGAAGTGAAAATGGTGTTTGGGTTAGGCTGTATTGCTTTTGGACTGACAACCATACACGTAGTATCGGTGGGGCTGCTAATGTAACGTATCAGAAGAGGTTGTCCAGGATGGTCAATTCCATCAGGACATGCCTGGAGTTCATAAGATTCAGGAGGAGCAAAATCGCTAGAAATTCTGGAAGCTACATTAGTCCTCTTGCTTAAAAATTTAAAATCATAGTGACCAATAACTTTGTTTAAGATATCAGGAGAAAGACCTAATGCCTTCAGAGACTCGCGAATAATTCCAACATCTGAATAAGCCAGACGAGATAATTCCGCCCCGATAAAAAGCATGTATTCGAACTTCTTTACATCTTTTTGGCATAAGGACATGATAGAATAGTCTGGACCACTCTCTACTTTTTCTGGAGTTGCAGATGTTATAGCAAGTGTTGGTTTTGATGATGATGATCCCATTTATATTCTGAAACTATTTTACTTGGGTCTTGCTGTGTGGGAAGTATACGTGACGTCATCAGTAACCTTGTAGTAAGTGAGTCCAGGATTCAAGTTGGACTTATCGGATACCTTGGTAGATAGGTTCCAGATTTTGATGATGTGAAATTGACCTTTAGGTGAAATGGAAATGCCAACCAATGACTCCTGGTTCTTTACTAGAAGTTCATCTGATGCACAGTGAACCATCAAATCAATGAAGCTTGTCTGTGCTTGCAAAGCATCAATCTTCTTTGACCACGCTCCACCATTCTTGTTCTCTTCGCATTCCCACAGCGGGGGAAACCCTTTCTTCATGAAGAAGAACATACCACACTCCCATGCTTCCTTGGGAATGTTATCAACAATGCTCCAGAATTGTTCAGATGTTGTAATGTCAGCTATCATAATGTAGCTAGTTAGAGAATAGTCCCGATTATCGGGATCATGATACCACAAAACCCAAGTGTACTGGAATTTTGTGGGATCCATGGTTATGATATTAAGTACTTATATTCTGTTTAATCCGTTTCGAAAACGAATTCGTTTTCATGTTAGTCTTTAATAAGGAATACAATGATTACCAATGCACTAATCTATTCTGTCCGCTTTGGGCCTAAGATTGCATTGCCTGAAGCAATTCAGGCAAATATTGGTCTACTTCGGGTAGTGCCAGCAACATACCGCCCGATGCGACCTACTCGTCCTAATAAGAACGTGTATCGTAAGCGCGAAGATACTGATAATTGGCGTACAAGAGCTATTATAGATTGTGTACGCAAGGTGCGTGAGACCGACGATCCTCAGTACGACGAGATGTTTGGCATCTTTAACAAAATAGCTGGGCAGACGTTGGATAAACTATCTGCAGACGCCATCACAATTATTAAGTCACGTGATGAGCAGTTCCGCCTTCGTGTGACCACGCTGCTATTTGACAAGGCGATTAAGGGATCTGCATATGCAGGAGTAATGGCTGATTTAGCAAAAAAGCTGAACACCGAAATACAGGATGTTTCAGAAGATCTGGAAACACATGCCCAGATGTTTGGAACGCTATACGACATGAGCGGAACACTGACATTTCCAAAGGTAGATGAGCCAGACTTTGAGGATAAAGTTGTTGCATGGGCAAAGCAGAAAGATGTCCGTCGTGGTTATGCCCGATTTCTGACTCACCTATACACTCGTGAGCTTGTTTCTGGTCAGGCACTTCAGGAATCAATGCAGAAGGTTATCCAGGATTTGAATGATACATTGGTTCAGCCAAAGAGCGAACAGTCGGAGGAGAACGTTACTCAGTTTGCAGACTTCTTATTCGAGATTGCAAAACTCTTGAACCCGACGGCGGTTGAACTGCGTGGTCTGATTCTCAGCAGCGTAGACACAATCCTTAAGCGTCCTCGTCCAGAGCTACCGAGTCTCAATATGCGTTCACGGTTCAAGCTTGAGGATGCAATGAAATGCGTTAAGGTGTGTTGAAAACAAAGATTAGAAAACAATAAATGGCTGTACCGTCTGCAACAGTTCTACTTCGTGCAGCTCAAGTCAGTATTGATGAAGATAAACCTATTTACTTCGACTACTTCCGCGACAGTTTAGAGAAGAAGTGTTGTATTGGAGTTCAGGGAACTACGAAGTATCTTGTTAAGTCCAACGATGAATATACATCAACTATCCAGACAGTTTTTAAATGTGATACATGTTTTATCGTGATGACAGAGAATAGTCTTTATGTTGTTGATGCAAATATCCCTATCAAGCGCGTGATGGGGTCTACAGAGGAAACTGCAAAGTAAGATAATGGAGTTTCCACCTCCACACTACGTTCTTTTTGAGCCATTGAATGACAAAGAAACTAAAAATGCATGGGAACGGTACAAACAAGACCATTCTGATGTATGTGAATTTGATGAAATTAGTGCTGCAGTAATGTTTTCAGTAGAAACATTTGCACCATGGTTTGACATGTGGATTTCAAGTGTCGCCAAGAAACAGTCTACACGATTAAGGATTCTTATGATATGGCACTCCGAGTTTTTGACGTTTGCTTGCCAACAGATGTTGCGTCGTCAGTTAGAACAACGGTCATTTAAGAATCGAGTATGGTTTCATGTAGAAGACCCAACAACGCTTCAGTCTGCAATCTTAAGCAGATGTATTACAAAACGAATGCCAAATTTTATACACGAAGCAACATATAAGGAGGTATGATACGTGTATTCACTGATGGTGCGTGTCGGTCAAACGGCAAAGCAGATGCTCAGGCAGGATACGCTGGGTATTTTCCTGACAATAAGGAATGGTCTTTTGCTACTAAAATGCCTGAATCAGAAATGCAGACAAATCAGCGAGCAGAATTAAAGGCGATTCACGATTCAGTGGATGTTATCTATGAAAAGTGTGGGGCTCCTGCAGAGACGTCTATTCATATTTATACAGATTCCATGTATTCCAAAAATTGCTTAACCACTTGGCTTCCTGGATGGATGAGAAACAAGTGGAGAACGGCAGAAGGCAATGATGTCAAACATCGCGACTTGATTGAACATTTAGCCTTGCATTTGCCAAAGTTTAAGGAGTATACAATTACCTATGTTAAAGCTCACACTGGAAAGACAGATGAACTAAGTGTCAATAATGATATTGTAGATAAGATGGCAGTTTCAGTATTGATTGAAAAGGCAGATGTAAAAGTTATTAACAGGACGGAAGGAATATTTCCAGATTTGGCGTTATCTATTATGGGACCTCCAGTTGAAGAGTCTAAGATTATAGAATGGTGTAAAACCCATCTATATTTGCTAGACCAACAGGCATTGAAAGTAGGACTATTCGGGGCATTTCAAAAAACAGTTAAGAAAAACGGATACAATGCCGAAGTACAGCGGGTAAGTAAAGTACGCCTAGTTCGTCTGACAACAGGTTTAATTAAAGAAGGAGTAACTATAGTAAAAGAAGAATGAGTGTGTTCGTATTTTCATCACCTATATGCCCACCATGCCAGACTCTGAAACCAGTCATTCAAGACCTGAAAGAAGAATTCTCAAGTCTTGAATGGATTCATGTAAATATTAAGGATGACCCACGAGGTCTAACTCAAAAGTACGGCGTCACTCAAGTCCCAACAGTTGTCGTTGTCAGCAAGAATGGAATTGAGAGACATTCTGGAACAGTTGCCATGGGTTATTATCGGATCCTACACAACGCTATGAAGAAATAGAGTCAGTCACAAGTTGACCATTTTTATACAATTCTGCAACGAATGTGTTTTCGTCACCTCCCTGAACAGCTAGTGTTTTTTTGGGAGAAAATGGACACTTTCCATCAATTGGTACTGAACCGTCTGGGCATTTTGCTAAACTTCCAGTATTTTTACACACTGGTTGGTTGTCTTCATTAAACTCAATTGCGTCTCCATTAGGACATCTCGCTCCGCCTCCACCTCCGCCACCAGAACTGCCTGGCGAGTTAAATGGGTTATGTCTGGGATTACTAAATGACGAAGCGAATGCAATCGCTCCAATTGCAATTCCAAGGCCAGTTGACATTAGTATGTTAAAAAAGATATTTCCAAATACAGGCTTATAAGACAGTTGACATTCGCCAAAGAAGAATGTGAAAAGTTGTGAAATCCAGACAATCCCAAATGCAAGAAGTGTACTTATCGATGGTCGGCCTATATGCCACGACCAGCAGAGGTAATAGAACCCAATAATAGCTGTTGACATAAATGCAGTTGGAAAATAGGGAGATTCAACTCCTTCAAGTCCAGGGATTGTACACCACATTAGGCCAGATGTATCTTGTGCACTCAGGTCTGCTCCAGAATTTGTTGCAAATATCTGTGTTCCAATTCCAAAAATTAAGATTGACAAAACAGCTGTTATAGATGGAATTGATAATCTCGGACCTTCTTGATTCACAACATCACCTGCAATTCCATATGCCAAAAGAGCAAATGGCATCATATTGGCAATAAACGTAACAAATGTTGTTGGGATTTCACCGATTCCGCTTGGAGCACTGTCTTTATTCTTATATAACACGTAGATGATCAGACCAAATAAGACAACACCTATTGCAGAGCTACTCCCTTCAATGATACCTTTTTCTTCGCTGTTCATTCTTATTATATCTCATGCGAGATGCTTTTCGTAACAAAACCTATCAATGATATAAATGAGTATATTCTCAAGTAACAATTGGCCACCATCTTGTTCATCTGCAAAGCAAAGCCCTATCAATTTAACACAGTCTGGTGCCAAACCGTGTAATCTGTCATGTGATCTTGTTATGGACGACGGAAATGTAACCCAGGCATCGGTATCGGTCTCGGATGAAGGATTAATCTTAGAAAGTTCATCAAGTCTTGGAAGCTGTAAGTTCAGAGGCGAATCTTACGTTTGTCAGGGGCTTTCTATTAATCACCCTAGCCATCATACGATTGAAGGAGTTCAAGCAGATGGTGAAGTGACTGCCATATTCCGGAAGCCAACTGGTGAGTTAATGTGCATGAGCACATTGTTCAGAATCAATAGTGCACAGACACCATCTTACGGATTCTTTAAGCAGTTTGTACCGTATGCCGTGACAACTGGAGAGACTAAGCTTCAAATGAAAGACTGGAGTATCTCTGCATTAGTTCCTCCCGAAGCAAGTTATTACGTGTATGAAGGTTCAACGCTTGTTCCCCCATGTGCACCTTGTGAATGGGTTGTTTTTAAGTCAATGATTAACATGGATCAGGGTGATTTTGCATACCTTGTTAGGAATGCAGAAGCAGGTTCCCGACCTGTTCAGGGATTGGGCGATCGTGATGTATTTTTTAATGATACAAACAACGTTCCAGGAGGTCCTATGCCACATGATAATAAGTTCTATTTGAAGTTACGTCCTACTGGCAACACAAGGATTAGTCCAAAACTGGAAACAAAGGCAGTCGATTTGAAGTCCAATGTTCGGCAATCAAAAACAGATGCAGAAGAGGAGGCAAAAAATCCAACTACACTTCTTGGTCATGCAGCTAAGGCAAAAAATGATTATGTGTCACAGGTTGGAACACTGGGGCTCATACTTGCTATTGTTGCAGCAATTGGAATTGGTGTTGGAATTTGGAAAGGATATGAGGGAAGTAGGGCAAGTCCTGTAACATTTGAGTTTATGCGTAGCTGGGCAATATGGACTCGTGAAAAACTGTATTGGTTGTATAACTATGTTCTTGGATTCCTAGGATGGCTTGTTTCATACATCTATGGCATCCTTGTTTGGTTATACAATAGCACAATTGGACTTATCCCCTACTTATTCAATAGAGGTCAAGAACTTGCTAAAGAAGCTATAGAGAAGGCAGCGCAGAAAAGAGCAGCTGAAGCATCAGCCCCAAAGTGATTCTTGATCTTGTGCAAGGTGTTCAAACTTATCATCATACTGAGGCTCATCGACATGCTCAACTTTCTTCTTAGGCCTATATGGCTTCTTTTGAACGGTGGTCCATTCATTTTTTTCGTTAGGTTCAGGAGCAGGAAGAGGCATTACCTTTGGGGCTTCACGTTTACGGTTAAAGTTAGGCATTATAGAAGATTCCAGTTCTTGCTTTCTCTTTTCCTCACGAATTTCAGCCATTCTGGCATCCACGCGTTCCCTGATTTCGGTTTCAATACGCTTCTGTTCCCATTCCTTGGCTTTCTCACCGTATGCAATCGTAGAACGAGAAACAATCGGAGCACTGTCACCGAGTACTGGGAAATGCTTATCCGATGCATCTTGTACTATCTTCATTGCTTCTTCTTTTTTCTGGTCTACTGTCTTCTCTTTACGTAGACTTGGTGGAACGTATGCCATTTTTATTAAGTATTATAATATTACTGTTAAATCCATTTTAAAAATGGAACTTACTGTATTGTTGTGTATAAATTACAAAAATGGTGCTAGCAACAATCGTGGCATCAAATGGTTCACTGAGTGAAGTAGCCATTCCAGCAAAAACAACTGATGTGCTGGAATGGATGCGTAAGAAATATAAGCAGCCTGGTATACAGTTCCAAGGCAAGATTCAGGATCCATTGAAAGAGGAACGATGGCTGGCTATCTTTGCTAAGATGTCAGATGATGATGAAGACTCAAACCAGCATATGCTCCCATCTCCACTAGACGAAGAATCATACTCTGGTTCGATTGTTATCCTTGCTACATTGTCTGATGCAGATGAATATGAAAAACCTCTGACTTCCTATGTTAGTCTCGGCGTAGAAGACTATGAGACCCTGTATCACGAGTGGTCGTTTAATATGTCAGACGATGAGGAGGAAGGTCTAGAAGACGAAGAGGAAGATGAAGACGATGTAATAGAGGAACCGGATGAGGCACCACGTGTTGTTCCTCAGGTGACCGTCAAGACAATTAAAACAAAGGATGTGTTTGTAGACTGTCCTATTCGCGACAAGGTTGTTCAGAACTTTGTAGAAATAACATCATCTGATATTGCAAGTGAGCTAGAGACTCATCTACTTTCCAGTGTTGTGAACTATTGTAAGCTAAATGGAATTGATGTGGATTGGGCAAACCGTATCTTCTGGAACACGTATCGAAGCAAAGCCATTTCTCTGTACGAAAACTTGCGGACAGACGGTACTGTGGCAAATACAGAGAACTGGGCAAAAAAATTACTGTCAGGTGAAGTAGATCCTAAGGCATTTGTTGAGATGCCGGCAGAAGAGCTATGCCCCTCTCGTTGGAAGGCTGCACTCGATAAGATTGTTGAAACAGAAATTCGACTATATTCAAAGAACGTGAGCGCGGCAATCTACTTGTATTGCTCTCGCTGTAAAAAGAAGTCGAAATGTGATTACTATCAAATGCAGACACGTTCCGCAGATGAGCCCATGACAACATTTGTCACTTGCCTTGAGTGCGATCGGGAGTGGAAATTTTAGGAACTACTATACTTGAAGCAGAGGCCGAAGAAGGCCTAAGTTGAGGGGATGTAACATCAGTACCATCTGGATTAACTACTTTTACAGCAATTTTTGAACGATCATCTGGTGTGAATGACTCTGAGTTCTCGACATATACATGAATAGGGTCTAAACCATTTGTAATTTCGGGCTTCGACACATTTGTTTGGTCGTGAAACTTTTCATTGAACATGGCAATAATTGTTTCCGGAATTTGAGGACTTATTTCTGCTAGGCGTTCTAATTGTTCTCGAATAATTTTAAGCATATCTTTTGCTTTCATTCTTTCCTTGCGAGGTAAGCTCAGCTCAATTACAATGAACTTATGAATTTTTGCATATGTCATTGATGAGATTTTGTGAGCTTCCGAACGCTTGGCAAATCCAAAGTAGTTCGACACAGTATTCATGACACCAACGCTGAGACTTATGACCCCAATAATAACACTAGCTGTCTGAGAATTGCCAAATAATGATTGAGATGCAATAGAGCCTGTGCCAGCAAGGGTTGAAAGAACAATTACAGGTAATGCAATGTTTGTATCATATTTAGATACTCGTGCTTGAGATTTGTTATGAAGCCAGGCATAGCATAATGCACGTTCTCCCTCTTGTGAAAGAATTTCCTCTAGTTGTTGGTTCCAGTGTATTTCTTCAGTTTGTTCCATCCCTTTGTTTTCTAGCAAAGTGAATAATGGTGTGGAGCTTAGAAGACAATCCACTCGATCACAAAGAGCTGGAGATTTACAAGTATGTCAAAAAGCAGTCTGGTAATAGTGGATTAGCACACATCGTTTCCAGATTTGTTAGCTTGCGAGAATATCTAGACAGCAACAGATTTGCTAGTCCAGCAGAATTGCAAAAGAACGTTCTGTCCCATGGAGTCCCGGTCTTCTCTAAAAATGAATCTGAACATCTTTTCAAACTTGCTGCAAAAACCGGAGGAGGAGCTGACGTAGAACTTGTAGATAACGTCATTGGTCAATGGGTGAAATATATGTATGAATGGCAACCAAGTTTCATTCAAGAAGGAGTTGATATGATCAGCCCATACGTGTTCATAGCTAAAACATTAGAATCTGGAACATTTGGACCATTATTTAGCATTGCATTGGATTCAATAACTGCAACCTTACCAATAATAGCGACATCTGCTGAGAACTTGACACCAGAAATTATTGGATTTTTACCAATCCCCGAAGCAGGTCCAGTTGGTGCAATCATAGGTTGGATGATTGCATCTGTTTTTGTTTCTCTTTCTATGATGATTCATCTTTCACGTGCTCATTTTGGTCAAGCGTTTGTTATCTCATTTTTACTTATACCATTTCTGGGAACGACGTTATACAATGGTGCATTATCTGTAGAAAAATTCGGCACAAAGGTATCTGCAAAACGTGAAAAATTAATTAATACAGTATCTGACCTATTTGGTGAAGTTCCTGCTACAGTTTTAGAAGGATTAATGCCCGATCCTCTTAAAACACCAGAAGACATGTCTGAACAACGTGTAAATTTGTTAGAAACGGGAAAGAAGTCATTAACGAATTTGGCATCTTCCGTTGGCTTAGCAGACAAGATAGAAGGACCGAGAACAGGAGGTAAACAGCTTTCAAGACGCAACCGTTACAAGTGTAAATGGCGGACTCAGAAGAAATTAAGGTGACTATTCGGTCATGGGTTGCATTGGATGACGAAGCACGCAAACTTCAGGCACGCCAGAAGGCAATCAGAGATGAAAAAGCTCGTCTTTCAGAGAATATCCTGGCATTTATGCATAAGAATGAAGTAGACAACTTTACACTGGAAGGTAATGGACTCGGCACTATCTCGAGGACAGTTCGCACATCACGTCCTCCTTTGCGTCGAGAT